AAGGCATCAGCTATTTCAAACACAAGAAGTTGCCAATTGAATATTGGATTATGACTGCTCCTGGTTCTAAGTACGAAGGTTAATATGACACAAGTAACTACACTTTATGGTACATTCGCCGAAGATGATTTGAAATCAATCAAAGATTCTTTATCTGAAATTTCAAACGAAATGACAATCATTGAAGCACACAAAGAAGCTATCAAAGATATCATGGATGCAATGTACGATGCACACAAGATTCCTAAGAAAGTTTTGCGCCGTATGGCCAAAGCACATCACAAGCAATCTTTCCAGGAAGAAGTTGCAGAAGATAATGAGTTTGAAGCACTGTATCTTGGAGTAACAGAAACAAAATGAGCGATTCGAATCGTAGAAATTTTGTGAAAGGCCTGGGTATCTCAGGCCTTTTTTTGGCTGGTATTGCTGGTTACAAGGAAGCCAAAGAGCGAATTGTTTATAAACAAGACGAACTTCCTACCAAAGAACTAGAAGCACAACTTAATACAAAACCTGTACTGCAATTGTCTGCAACATATGGTGAAGAAATGCCACCTCAGCAATACTATGGAACAAACATGTATGTTATAGGTATAGGACCAAGATATAAACCTGGTACAGAAAAAAACGTTCAGGTGAATATTGTACCAGGTCCTGATGGTAAACTTTATGTCAAAGAGAATGACAAGTGGCGTAAAGCGTGATACAATGAATTTTTATATTATGGAGTATGTGAATGTTAGAACAAATGCTGTGGGTGGAAAAGTATCGTCCTCATAAAGTCGAGGACTGTATTCTTCCAGATAATCTTAAAACTACATTTCAGGAATATGTTAACAGAAAAGAAATCCCAAATTTGCTACTTACTGGATCCGCAGGGGTCGGTAAAACTACAGTCGCCAAAGCCCTCTGTGATGAAGTCGGCTGTGATTACCTCGTCATCAACGGCTCGGACGAAGGCCGTCTTATTGAAACCTTTCGAAACAAAATCAAAAACTATGCCTCAACAATGAGCCTATCTGGTGGCCGAAAGGTCATCATCATTGATGAAGCTGACTATACCAATCCAGATTCAGTTCAACCTGCATTGCGTAACTTCATGGAAGAATTCTCTGCGAATTGTTCCTTCATTCTGACATGTAACTTTAAGAACCGCATCATTGCACCTTTGCATTCCCGTTGTTCTGTTGTTGAATTCAAGATTCAAAACGGACAGAAAGCAAAGATGGCCACACAATTCTTCAAGCGTGTGGAATGGATTCTTGAGCAAGAAGGTGTTTCATACGAAAAAGAAATTGTTGCTTCGGTAATCACCAAACACTTTCCAGACAATCGCCGTATTCTGAATGAACTGCAACGGTATTCATCCAACTCAAATAAGGCCATTGACAAAGGTATTCTTGCTTCCATCACTGATGCCAATATGGCAACTTTGGTCAAGACTATCAAAGAGCGTGATTTTGGTGGTGCTCGTAAGTGGGTGACCAACAATCTCGACAACGATCCAAATACCATTCTTCGTACAATCTATGATGGTTTGTATGAACACGTGAAAGCAGATAGTATTCCACAAGCTGTTTTGATTCTGTCAAAGTATCAATACCAATCTGCGTTCGTGGCTGACCAAGAAATCAATATGATGGCCTGTCTCACAGAATTCATGGTGGAATGTGAGTTCAAATAATGGCAGACCTATTCAAAGAGGTCGTTCCAAGCATACTTCAGACCAAGAAGTATGTTCTGGATGATCCAAAAGACTACAATGCATACATCGTAAATCGTTCACTCTCCTATCATATGGACTGCATCATGTATGCAAACCAGATGAACCAGTGTTCAAACCTTGATTCGGAACTGCAATACCAGTATCTTCTAAATACCGTTAGGCCGATGAAACGGAAGTTTCAACCGTGGCAGAAAACATCGGCCATAAAAGATATAGATTGCGTAAAACAGTATTTTGGCTATTCTAATGAGAAGGCAAAAGAAGCCTTGCGTATTCTAACCGATGAACAAATCACTTTAATAAAAGCAAAAACAGATAAAGGTGGAGTGAAAAAATAATGGTTAAAATAGAAGATATGGTAGAGGTGACACTAGGTGAAAAGGATGATTTTCTTAAAGTAAGAGAGACCTTGACACGCATTGGTGTTGCATCTAAGAAAGAAAAAATACTTTACCAATCTTGCCACATACTACACAAGCAAGGTAAATATTACATCGTACATTTCAAAGAGTTGTTTTCGTTGGATGGTAAACCCACAGACATTACTGAGAATGATTTAGCTCGTAGGAATACTGTTACGAACCTGTTAGCCGATTGGGAACTGGTTAAAATAGTAGACGAAGAAAAAACAAAAGAACCTACAGTATCTTTGTCACAGGTAAAAATTATCTCTCACAAAGAAAAGAATGACTGGCAATTAATTCCGAAATACAATATCGGAAAAAAGCCTCCTGTGACTAAATAAGGTTATCCCATCGGGATGGGAACTACCATGCCGCTGAAGGGTAGTAAAAAATCCAGCGGTGCCAATTCAGCCCACCTTAGGGCCTGTTTGATGCTACGGCAAAAGGCGTCCGTGTAATTACACCTCCGACACGACAGTTCGGACCAGTATAAGGTAAGCTGGAAATGCTATGCCATTTGGATAGCACAATCATTAACCTCGCTTTTTAAGGAGAAAACTATGAACTATGGTAGATCACTACTTCCCGCAACTGTTGGCTTTGACAGACTTCTTTCCACCATGGAAGAGTTTGACAACATGTTTGCAAATTCAAAAATCCCAACTTACCCTCCATACAACATCATCAAAGATGGTGATACCACTTATACGATTGAAATTGCCGTTTCGGGGTTCAAACGTGATGAGATTGAAATCACCACTGAAGGTAACAGGTTGTATGTGAATGGTGCTATTAGCACAGCCAAATCTGAGGTGCAATACCTGCATCGTGGTATTGGCACCCGCAACTTCTCCCACAAGTATACTGTGGCAGACACTGTTGTAGTTAAGAGTGCAGATATTGTGGATGGTCTATTGGTCATCAAACTTGAAAATATGATTCCTGAGGAAAAGAAACCTAGGAGAATTGAAATTGGTGTGCCAGTTAGCACAAAAACAACAGGCCTCTTGACAGAGTAATTACTGTTGGTGTATACTCCAGGTGTGGTGGTATACACCTGGAGTATTAAAATGAATTCAAAAGTATCACAAAAACCTATTAAATTACGAAACAAGTTTTCGTTAACTGAAATTTACTATACCTATCCTCATTGGGACCCCCGTGAGATTGATGGTGTAGTGTTTATTCCTGTCAATAAATTTCCTCCTTCTCAGGTAAAGACACAACAAATTCATTACATGCGTAAGGATTCCTTGGAGAAAGTACGTTGAAAGACTTACTTGACACGATTCTGGTTGTAGTGTATAATCTGGCTTTAATTATTGGTACTGTCTGGTTGATTCAATTTTATGGTTGGAATCCTTGGTGGTTCTTATTGACTTGTTTGTTATTGGCTAGTAAATCTTCAAAGGAAGAAAAATGAAAATCGCACTTTGTTCTGATCTACACCTAGAGTTCGGTAGTATTTCTTTAGAAAATACTGAGAATGCGGATGTGTTGATTCTGTCCGGTGATATCTGTGTTGCAAAAGAATTGTACGAAAAGGATACCCACTCTCATGGTGATGACAAGACTTCAAAATTTCATACATTCTTCCAAGAATGCTGTGAACGATTCCCTCATGTCGTTTACGTACTGGGGAACCATGAACATTATCACGGTGATTTTGCTAAGTCTCTTGGAAATCTCCGTGAGCATCTTGGTTATTTGGTCAATCTTCATATTCTAGAAAAAGAATATGTTCAACTTGGTGATTGCATGTTCTTTGGTGGTTCTCTATGGACTGACATGAACAAGGAAGATCCGATTACAATTCAGCGTATCAAAGGATACATGAATGACTACCGCATCATTGAAGATTCTAATGAAGTGGTTCATTTCAAGTCGCCTGTATATGGTCGCAAAGAAGATGGTTCTGTGGATTTTGACAACGTGGTTAGTGTTGAATTCCACACACGTAATGCAAAGTTTTCTCCAGAGAAGTCTGTGACTGAACACAAAGAAACAATGCGTCTGTTGAAAGAAGCATTGGCTTCACGTCCTACTGAAAAGTGGGTTGTGGTGGGACACCATGCACCAAGCAAAATTTCCACAAAACCTCAATATGAGCGTGATGTGATTGTAAATGGTGCATACAGTTCCGATTTGTCTGAATTTATTTTGGATCATCCACAAATCAAAGTGTGGACTCATGGGCATACTCACCATAATTTTGATTACATGATTGGTTCTACTCGTATTGTTGCTAACCCACGTGGTTACATTAATTACGAAGAACAAGCTGATAATTTTACACTTCAATTTATTGAGGTCTAAATAAATCTTTCTGGCGTTAGTATAATGGATAATACAATGAGCTTCTACCTCATGAATGTGGGTTCGATTCCTGCACGCCGGACCATTTTTTA